GCCACAGGGGGCGCCACGGGGGCGATTGCGGCCCGCTTAATCGGCCGGGCGCCGGGTCCACGCTGGCCCATCAGGCGAGCCCTGCAAAGCGGGTAGGCATAACCTTTTCCGGTTCTGGACGACGGTCGCCGCGCCTCAGCCCTGAGAGATTTTTTTGCGCGGCATTCCACCAGTGGCGCGGGTCGGTCGGTGTTCCAGCCGCATCGCAACCCTTCAGGACAGGCTCAGCCGTGCCCCTGCGTGCGTTGTGGCAGGCGATGCACCGGCCAACCAGGTTGGCGAGGTCATCCGCCCCGCCTTGGCTGCGTGGAATTACGTGATCGGCTACTCGGGATGGCTGGTGACAGCCTGCGGTGACGCAGAAGGGGTGGGCAGTCAGCGTCGCCTCGCGCAGCCACCGCCAGGCTTTGGAGCGGTAGAAGGGGTCGCTCATGACCGCACCCGCCGCGCCAGGCGCCGCAAGTCACTGACAATGGCGAACTTCTCCAGGAAGAACGGCTCGGGGTCGCGGTAGTCCATCGCCAGCCGGACCAGGCGCCCCGCGAGGGCATCGAGGGCCTCTCGATTGGTGACGCATGGTGACGCGGTGACGCATGGTGACGCACTTTCCTTCCTAGGCGCTCCCACTCCCCGCACCCCTGCCACTACCCCCCTGTGTTCCCCTTTTTCCCCATTGACGACACCCTCGAAGGAAAGTGCGTCACCATGCGTCACCATGCCCCTAACCTGTTGATTTGCTTGGGTGCGGTGGTGACGCACTTTCCCGAATGCGTCACCCACGGCACTTCTCCCACTTGCGAACGCCGCCATGCCCTCGCGCACCGCGAGCCCATCCAAGCCGCTCCAACACCGCCACAATGCGTCGCTGGTCCGCCGTCCCTACCCGCGCCACCTCGAAAAGCAGCGCCTCCCGCGCTACGTCCAGAACCGTGACTGTGACGCGGCCACTCAGCCACCCGGCTATGGCCTGTTCCCACGCGTCCGCTTCGAACCGCGCTTCCTGTTCGGGCTTGATGTACTTCGCCTCGAAGTCACGGTCGGGCCACCAGGGCACGCCGTCGCGGTACATCTGCACCGCCTCGGCGAACAACTGGTCGCGGTCACGGATCAGCGCGTCGGCGTCGATCTCACCCACCTTGACCGGCCAGAACCGCCGCGCGCCCGTCTCATCCCGGAGGTATGCGGCCTTGTTCGTCGTGCCGATGAACACGCACTGGCGCGGCTCGACCACCTCCCGCCTGCCATACTTCGGCGTAAACTGTTCCTCTCGCCGGGTGAGGAAAGCCTTCAGTTCCTCAGTTTCGGCACGGCCCATAGCGGACAGCTCGCCGATCTCGATCAGCCATTTCCCGCGAAGGTGCTGCGAGAGTCGGACGGCATCAGATCCGATGTCGGGCAGGCTATCACTGAACCACGCCCCCCCCAGGATTGCGCCCGTTGTTGATTTCAACGCAGCCTGCGGACCTTCGAGGATCAGCATGTAATCCACCTTGGCGCCCGGCTTGAAGATGCGCGCCACCATGGAAATCAGGAACATCGTCCCGACTGCGCCAGCGTAGTCGCTATCCGCAGCGCGAATGTAGGTATGCAGCCACGTCCGAAGGCGCGGGGTGCCGTCCCATCGAAGCCTGGCGAGGTAGTCTCGCACCGGATGGAAAGCATTCTCCCCGGCTCGAAGATCCACCGCCTGGTGTACGGTATCCTTCCCGACGCGCCGCAGTTCATGGCGCTGTAGCCATTCCTGCACCTGCCCTACGTCGCCGTCCTGCACGGGGCGCGGTAGATCGCGTGCCCGGCCCTTCGGCACCTGTTTGGTCAGGATCGTGCTGCGGAGCATTTCATCGAAGGCGAAGCAGTCTTTCAGTTCATCCGCACACCGAAGCGCCGTCATGGCATTGGCGAGGTTGTTCAGCGCATCGCCGCGGTCGTCACGCTGAAGGAACTCGGACCATGCGGGCAGGGCTTCGTCGGCTGTAGCAGTATCGGTGCGGTGCCGCTTTCGCTCACCGCTGTCCTTCTTCTTCGCCTCTTTGCCGTAGATGTCTTCCAGGCAGCGATCAACATCCGCCCGGCGTGATTGCCACCGTGCATCACGCTGATCCTCAGGCACCGCCTCGAACGCGCCTTCGAGTCGTGCCCGCGCTTCGAGGTATGGCACCCCGCCGCGAGCCCACACGCCGGCTAGTCGGACGCAGGCTTGATGATATCCCGCACCGGTCACAATGTCGGCGAACAGCGCTACCGTGTCGGCTTTCCCCTGCTTCGGGCCTGCGATGCCGGTGCTATCTGGCTTCGTGCCCGGCCGCCCGGTCCAGATCGCGTCGAGCTGGTCGCACTGGTCGATGGGCTCGCCGTCCACAATCTCGGCCATGTGCGACGGGTTCTTCCCTACGCTGCCGAAGTAGTAGGCTTGGGATAGGGTGAAGCTCTCGCCGGCCAGGATGCCGCCCAGCAAGCCGTTCAGGCGCCCTACCAGGTGCTCCCGGCGATCCGGTGGCAACTCTGCCGATGTAGGGCACAGCACCCGCCAGCGCGGCGCGTCTTCAGTGTGTGAGGGGCTGGTGTAGACCAGGGCCTTCACCCCGGCTTTTTCCAGCCGTTCCACCGCCTCGACCGGGGTCATCTGCCCGCCGTCGTAGTCGGCTTCGATACCGGTGATAGCCAGCACGTTGGCATCGTGCCGCAGGCTGCCCTTGTCGGTCTTTACGTCACCGAACCGGGCCAGCTTCAGCCAGGGCAGGTCTGCCTTAGCCTTTGCCGTCGCGGTCAGGATTTCGGCCCGGAACTGCGGCCAAGTGTAGCGCCGTTCGGTCTTGCGCCCGGCTCCATGGCTGAAGAACAGCGTCGCCGTGATATCGGCCCCGGTGGAGCCCACTGGTCCTAGCGCGGCGCTCATGCCGCCACCTGCGGAATCTTAGTTGTCACAGGGCTTCTCCCGCCTCTGTGACCACCCGGCTGCCGCTAAGCATCTGTTGCCAGGCACCCAGACACCTAATACTCTAGGTGTCGAAGCCCCTGGCAGCAGCCGGGTGGTCTTTGTTGCATCCAGCGAGCCCACCTCCGCCGCCAAGCTAGGGGTGGGTTTCGCAATTCTAGGCACTCACACGGTAGGCACCGGACTCGGCTTGCGCCAAGACGGTCTTTTCGAAAGTGGCCGCGGCGCCACACTTTATGGCGCGGCTTCCCCTGCTGCTGGTCTCCCCCGCGGGTTCCACCCCTCCACCTCCCGTACCTCGTCAGCGTCCAGGATGCCGGCCTGCACCGCCGCGACGTTCGCCTTCCACCGCGCCTCGTAGTCGCCACGCATCAGCCCGGACAGGTCCAGCTCCAGTGAGTGATCGGACGCGCCGAACACGCTGCGGCTGAACTCCGCTTCGATCTTGCGAGCCCATGGGGCAAGCGTGAACTGAGCGAACCAGAGCGCGGCTTGTTGCGCGTTGGTAAAGGTATTGAACTCATATGCCTGGACTATGGGAGGCGGCACTCCCAGGACCCGGCACAGCTCCTCGACGCTAAACTTTCGGCTGGCCAGTACCTCGGCATCCTCCGGGCTCACGCTCAGGGATTTCCACGTCGCGCCCCCGTCCAGCAGCATGATTGACCGAGCATTGCGGGTGCCGGCTTGCGTCTCCCTCAGTCGAGCCAGCAGCCCCTTGGCTGCCTCCGGGCCAAGCGACACCGGCAGCTCAATCGCGCCCGATGGCGTGGCCTGATTGCGCCAGGCGTTGCCGCTGAAGTCTTGCAACGCCATGGCATTGCCGATCACGTCCGGGGCGCGGCTGATCCGACTGCGGCCGATCAGCCCGTCGTCGCTGCGGTCCCGAAGGTGGAACACCTCACCGGCCAGCAGCCGGCGCGGTCGGCCGGTGCCGCCCCATGGCGCTGTGTACTGCACCACGTCATAGGCCAGCCTGCCACTCGGCAGCACGGACACCTGGACATTGCCCCAGGGGATCGGGACTACGGCGGTAGGCTGCCCTGCCCCATCGTATTCCACGGCGCTGATAGCGTTCCCATGGGCAAGTACCTGCGCCATGGTCCACTCCATCCAATCCGGCCAGGACTGGTTGGCGTTCGGCTGCCGAAGCAGGCGTGCAACCGGATGGTTGGGCACCTCCACCCGGCCACCCGGCGCGGTGCGGTACACAAGAGCCGGCAGGCTGGACATGACGGAAGAGATTGCGCCGATGCACGCCGTCACCGTGGCAAGGTTCTCGGCCAGGGTCGCGTTGACGTACTGGCCGGATGCGGTCGGGCGGATGCCAAAGGCTGCGGCGTAGCTGTCGGTTGTCGCGGTCCGAGTCTCGGTCTTGCCGAGTAGCCGCGCGATGATGCCGGGCTTCACAGCGAGGCTACCATCAAGCGGCGTAACCGCGCCTCGGCCTCGGGTGTCATGCGGGACCGCGCGCAAATGCTGGTCTGAGAATATGCCGGGAACGCCTGCACGACCGAAATCTCGACCAGATCCACCGCGCGCAGCTCGCGGCGGTTCTTCGCCGGCCACGCTTCGTCCTTCACTCGAAACCCGAAGCTGCAGCCGCCCAAATCCCGCCTCTCAGCAAGTGCCAGGATGTCATTGCCAAGCTGCGTGTTGGGCACGTCCAGGCTGAACGCCAGTCCGTAGCTATCCTCGGACAGCCGCAGCGTGCCGCTACTGGTCCGCGCCAGTAGCCGGGTCGGGTCGTGATCGACCAGGGCCAGCACGTCCCCGCCCGATGCGAGCGAGGCACGAAAAGCCGAACGCTTCACGGTTTCTGAAAAGTCCGCGATGGTAGTGGGGCTATCGAAGACAGCCGCATACCCTTCCAGCTTGCGCCCGGAGGCGGCGCGCAGCTCGACGGCTGCGCGCACCTCCAGGCCCGAGGGGTATCGGGCCGGGACCATCAGGTGGTCAGGTCCTGAATCGCCGCGAAGCTCTCGGGGTGCCGCACTGCGGTGTCGCAGGTCATCATCCCGCGCACCTGCACGTTACCCTTGGAGTAAGCGGTCGCCTCGAACGGATTGACCAGGATATCCAGCTCGCTCCAGTAGCCGATCAGCAGGTCGGACCAGTTGCCGTAGATCAGGGCAGAGAAAACCCCGGTGCTGCTGCCCTTGGTCAGGTTCGACGGCACGACATTGCTGAACGCACGCGGCACACCCTGGAAGACCACGTCGGACCCGAGCGGGTTGCCGTCGCCATCTTTCACCTTCATGGCGGCGCGCTTCACCTTCATATTGCTGACGAACGCCATGTTCCCGCCGTCGGCATTGTTGTCCTCCACCTCGCCCATGAGGTTGACCACGGCATCGTAGGTCAGGGCGCCGCCGTTCGTGCCCATGGCGACATTGCCGATGCCGGCGGTGTTCAGGATGCCTAGCGGCTGGTTGCTCAGGCCCGTACCGGCCAGTGCCGCGCGGTCGAGAGTTTCCGCCAGCACCTTGGCGAAGTCGGCACGGACCAGGCTTTCCACGTCCGGGCTCGCCTGCATCAGCAGGTTCCGGCTCAGCTCAGTGATGCAGCCCGCGTGCTTGGGCGACATGCTGACCTTGCCGAACTCATGGTCACTGGTAGGCAGCGCCGAGTTCTCAGCCACCCAGCCGGCCGTGGCCGATGCCTGGAGGCGCGGGATTTCGACGTTGCCGGTCAGCCCGGACAGGACGCGGGCACCCCGCTGCCGGACGATCAGCGCGTTGCGCAGCAGGTCAATGAACTGGTCGCCGCGGTAGTCAGTGGCAATGATATTGCCACCCGGACCACCTGCCGGCGCGGTCGTGGTCAGCACCCGCTGTTCAAAGACCGCCATCGGGACGGCCATGCCCTGGAAGGGACGGCCAGCGCGGCGGGCGATTTCCTGCGACAGCTCCCGCTCTCGGCCGGCATCCACGTTCAGCCCCGGCACCTGCGACGCGATGGCGCGCACCAGGCTGAAGTTGCGAAGCTCGGTGTCCAGGCTCTTATCGCCGCTGCCGGTGATCGGGCTGCCGGCCACGCGGCGTTCGAAATCATCGACCACGGCGGCACGGTCAATCTTGCCTTGCAGCGCGTCGGCATCGGCCTTCAAGGTGTCGAACCGGCCGCGCTGTTCGTCGGACAGATCGGCGCCGTTCGCGGTCATGGCGCGAAGCTCGGAGACAATGGCGGCACGCTGTTCGAGTAGGTTACGAGTGCTCATTTGGGCGAATGCTCCATATCGTCAGGAGCCGTCGCGAGCGGCAGTGTTACGGCGCGGTGGTACTCAGGACCACCTAGTTTTTTGTAGACGCCAATGGCGGCGACTCTCAGGGCGCCACGCAAATGGGTATCGGTAATCGCCGTGCGGCGATTGCGGCCATCGTTCGGGAGCACGACACTATAGCCGCGGCCCTCGGTCGATAGGTTGAACGTAAGGCCCGAAAACAGGAACGGGCCAATCTGCACGGTAAGTCTCATCAGCCATACCGTGTGCTTGCCAGGGATTGGGTCGGGACACAGTTCCGCGCCAAGGATATGGATGGGGAGGGGGGCCGCGTCACTCATCACAGGGGAAGCCCAAGCCGGAGGCGAACGCTGAACCACAAGGCGGATACGTCCACCACCGCAGCGGCATGGTGTGTGCCAACGACGCTCATCAGCGGGGTAGTGTCATCCACCCGGATGCATTTGCCGCCCGGCAAGCTATCCGAAGGCACCTCGTCGGCAACGAGGAACGTGCGGCCCGTGCTGAAAAGCTGTCCAGGATTGCGGGCGTCAGGGTCGTGCTGCGGCTCATCACCAATCCAGGCGCTGCCACCCCAACTCAAGTCGGTGAAAGTGATAGCGACCATGGCAGCCGGGCGAGGCTGCCATCCGAGACGGACCAGTTCGGCGGTGATAGCAACCTGCATCACACGACGGAAGCTGTACTGGATGGGCGAGCCCTTTGCGGACGCGGCCTGGTCGTCCTTTGTCAGCAGCACCGCCGCAGGCCGGCGAGACACCCAGTTTTTCAGGGTAGCGGGGGTGATGTTCGCTGCCGCACAGACCTCAGCCGAGGTGAAGCGGTCAACGTAGTCGGCGGGATCAGCGGGCATGGATGAACTCCTTCATCCATGGTGTAGCACGACACTGTTGCTAGTGCAAGATGATACTTCTACCCGCAAGTATCCCGCACCGGCCGGGCGCGGGGCGAATACCGCCGTAGGCTGTGACCGCGTCTCACGGGTTTATCGCCGCGTCGTAATCTATAGCCACGGCATGCTGCCGGCGGCGGGGAGCTGGGAATCGTCTCACCCCAGTGACGGATTGCCGGCTGGCGATCCGCCTCCCCGCTGCCTCCTTTTGCCGCTGCCGCTCGAACCGGCCGATGGCGCGTGGCGTTGACCTGCCGATCCTTTCCTAGGGATTAGCCGACTTTTAGGCCGCCTCTTCTGTAGGGGCGGCCTTCCTTTTGCCGGCGGGGGGACGTGGATTAAGGCAGCCCCGGCACAGGCTTGGGAATGGCTGTTCTCAAGCCAGAGCAACGCCGCCGCACCGCGCCAGGCGCCGCCGTCCGTGATGGCTCCTCGCGCGGCTGTGCCTATCCCAGGTTGAGGTACGGTCAGCATGATCCGCTGGCGGGGCGGGCTAGGTGACTCATCCCCTCCTAGCGGCGATCCGTCCAGTCGCCTCCCCCGCTCCCCTCCTTTGCCGCTCAAACCTGCCCGCGCGGTGCCGCGTTAAGGGACTTAGGACGATGCAGCGCGCAGCGCGGGGAGGTGCCCATCTTCGACAAGGTGATCCCGAGGTTGCATTAGGGCCGCCCTTCCATCGGGGGCGGCCCTTTTCATGGCCGATCCCGGCAACCGGCGAGGTGCCGCTGCCGCTCGAACCCCAGCGGTCAACCTGAGTTGGACAGGCGCACCCTCCCGAGGGGGCGGCTTCCCTGTCATTATTCAGTCTCCAGAAACTCCGGCCGCTCCCTAATCAGGAAGCGGCCTTCTCTTTGCGCGACGCGCTGCAGCAGGATTTTATACTTGGGGTTTAAATTCTCTTGTAAAAAAACAATCCCAATTCAGCTGTTGGCTTTATCTACTTGCCGCTATGGGACGGGATATTAGTCATCTGGGATTGAATAGCGTGCGGAAGTCACAGCCGATCGAGATCAGAACGTATAGAAGTGCCCGTGTGGAGATCTCTGATGATCGGGGGGATGGCTGGATCGTCGCCGTTTACCTGCCCGACACGGCAAAACCCTTGGTTTTGCGTAACCGCGTTCCGCAGGGGTTGGCGCAACTGCTGAAAGAGGCAGAAGCCTATGTAGACCGGCGGGTCGAAGCTGTGGGTCCCGTAGATTATCCCTAATCCTCCGCCACCAGATCGAGAAAGGGCGGGAAGCCTCAGCCCCGGCGGCTCATGGTCCAGGCACGACCCAGACCGCCGGCGCCCCGCCGCCCGGCGCTATGGCGATGACCTGGAGCCCGCTGGGTACAGGCCGCAGCCGGAACCGCCATCCGGTCAAATCTAGAGGGACTGTCCAGCCGTCCGGCTCCAGCTGCCAAAGCTGCCCAGCGAGCCACGCCTCTAGGCCACCGACCCCATCAAAGTCGCGGAGCAAGGTGCGAGCTTCGGCCTCGGTTATGACCGCCCCCGCCAGAAGCCCCGCCACGCCCGCGCCAGCGGCCCGCCGGCCGTCCATGCGTCAAGCTCGGCCTGGACCGCATCCCGCTGCGTCTCGGCCACCTTCCGCGCCTCCTCGGCCTCCTCCGCCCGGCGGATTTCGCGCGCCACCGCCTCACGCAGCGCCGTGGCCTCGCCCTCGGCATGGGCCGCCCGGATCCGCGCTTCCTCCCGCTCGGCCTGCAGCTGATCAACCTGTGCCTCGACCTCTTCCGCCCGTTCCCGAAGGGTGGCAGCCTCACCCCGCGCCTCAGCGGCTTCCTGTAACGCCTTGAGCAACCGGTCATCGTGGGTCGGATGACTGGTCGGCGTCGGTGGTACGTGACCGGTCGGGGACCGGTTGGAGATGCCAGCTAGATCGGCATCCGTCAGCCGCACCCGGAGCGTCCGGTCATTGCCCTTCACGGCTTGCAGGCTGCCGCGCTTGATCCTCTGCCGGATGGCCTCAACCGTCAGGCCGGTGCGCTTGGCCGCCTCGGTCA